TGCAAAGTGGCTGGAGCAGAACTCCGCTGTGCCTATCTATGCTCAGGGCTCCGTTGTTATGAAGCTCAAGAAAATGGGTAGTGGTGTGTATCGTGTCTCAAACCGTGTTGCTATTCCGGTAATGGAAGCAATCGGAAGCAATAACTCGGCTGGCTATACTGCAGCCCCCAAGGTCGCTTATGAAGATACCGTTGAAACTATCGGTTATTTCCACGAGCGCTCTACCATTGCTGGTCGTCGACTGGTTCGCCAGTTGGCTGTCAACATTGACGGGGGCATTGCTACTTCAGTCACTCCGGTTACGACCGGGCCTGTTGCAGAACTGTTTGACCTATTGAACGCTCCCACGTAAGTGGTGGCACGTCGGGTAATCCCCGACGTTCAATTGGTCTTGCAACATACCCTTAACGTAATCGTTGTCCCCATCTTCCTATTAAGGAGTTTATTATGACTGTTAAGTCATGGGATCAGGAGTTATCGCATGAAGAAAGCATCCCGTTACTACGGAGGCTTGCTCTCGCGCACTGCGCGCTTGTTGGTCAAGAACAAAAGACCAACCCTCTCATCGGTTTTATTGACCGGTGTGATTGGCGTGCTGTATGCGACTGGGAACCTTCCTACGTCGGCGCTAATGTCTCTGATTTGATGCATTTAGTCCAGGCTCAGGCTTTCTTTAAGAAGCTTGAAAACTTGGATTTGGGCATTGATCAAGAGGCAGCCGCTTGGGAGAAGTTCCAGTCAGCCGAACGCAAATGTCGTGAGACTAACTCTCTTTTTGAACAGTGGGCACTTGGTGAATTTAACTTCTCACCGAGCGTTGAGCGCATCCTTTTCGATGCCCAGCGGAAAATTGCTGCTGTTCTTGGAGATTTACCAGCTCTTAACGAGCTGAGATTTACGTTTGGTGCGGGTGCAACAACAACGGTACCAAAAAGAAAAGCCTGCTCACGCATTAAACTGAGCACGGTACCGTCATGTAGCTCGAGCGCAATCCACATCCTCCCATCATTTTTTAGGGAGGTCCCTCAATGGTCCGCACTGCATGCAACAAATTACAGTGTCGATAACGAGGGGTGGTTAATTGAAACAGTTGCGGTACAAGTTATTGTACCAAGGCTGTCGTTCGTACCCAAGAACGCAAAGACTAAACGGGTCGTGAGACCCGAACCCACCGTTGATGGTATGATCCAACGTGGGTACGGCGAAGTTATTGCCGATCGTCTGCTGAGCGTAGGTCAGGACATACATGACCAAGAGCGTTATAAGCTCTTGGCGCGTGTTGGTTCCTTAACTGGGGATTTAGCAACCCTGGACCTGAGTAGCGCGAGCGATTTGCTTGCTCGCGGCCTCATACACCATCTGTTACCGTACGACTGGTATTCGGCGCTTGATACATGCCGGGCCAAATCGTATGAATACAACGGGAGCGAGTTTCTGCTCCACGGGTATTCGGGCATGGGGAATGGTTTTACTTTTCCCCTGCAGACTCTGATTTTCTGGAGTCTGGTAACTAGTGCTGTCGCGGTGGCTACTGAACGAAAGTTCGGGAAACGCCAAAAACACAATCCGAGGGACGTATCTGTATATGGGGACGATATTATATGTCCATCATATGCAGTTGGTCTTGTAAGAGAAGTGTTCGACGCAGTAGGCTTCTCTCTTAATATGGAGAAGTCTTTTTGGGAGGGTCCTTTCCGTGAAAGTTGCGGGGGGGATTACTTGCTTGGGATTGATATCAGACCGTACTTCCAGAAAAAGAATATCTCTGGTCGTACACTATTACTCTGCACAATTGGTACGTGCGGAGCTTGCAACCGGAACTTGCTGCTGGTGTGCTAGAACTTATAGCACCCCATGTTCGCATTTTCGGTCCAGACGGCTTTGGCGATGGTCACCTAATCGGTGACTATGCTAAAGTCCCTCATGGACGCAAGGATGGTTGGTCTGGTTTTATCTTCGATACCTACACGGACGTGTCACCGAAGCACATGAAAATGCTTCCTGGTGACCGTATACTACCGTGTTACAGTATATACGCTTCGAATGATAGCCCTGTTCCTTTAGGTGCTATCGACTGGAACGTATTATCAACTGTAAAGAGGAAGGGTTCTGATCCAGAATCTTTGCCTCATTTCCTCGTTCGCCCCCAACCAAAGGGGTTTACGAAGAATGGCGTACTCAAAGACACCTTACCAGGTGTCACTGGGTACAAGAAGATAACAATCTACACTTTAACATACCCGTAATATTCGGGTAGCGAAAGCTGGTGGCC